CAATCCGTAAAGCTCTCGCCAACTCCCTCAACATTCCAGCCGTTAAAGCACTCTACATTAACGGTATCGAAAATAGCTTGAAGGTCGCACACGACCTCGGTGATCTCTCCTACTGTACTGATACTTCAGGCGGTCTCTCCGTCGCCATCGGTTCTGGTTGTAACGTTCGCCCAATCGAGCATGCCAACGCCTATGCCTCTATCGCTCGTGGTGGTGTTTATAAACCCCTCACATATATTCTCGAAGTCAAGAACTCTTCTGGTGATGTCGTCGAAAAATGGGAAGATACCGCTGGTAAGCGCGTCCTCGATGCCCAGGCCGCCTACATGATCACCGATATTCTTGGCGATGCTAATGCTCGTAATCTCGTCTGGGGCTCTCTCGCCCGCTCTGCTGGTTTCGTTGTCCCTGGTGTTTGGACTGCCTCCAAAACTGGTACCACCACCACCTCCAACTCTGCAATTACCAAAGATTCCCTCATGGCCTCTTATTCATCCGCTATTGCCACTATTGTTTGGAACGGCAATCATGACGGTTCCGGCCTCTGGAATAGCTCGAACACCATCGTCCGTACAGTTGTAAACGACTATATGGGTCCAGTTCACACCAAAGTTTATGCCGCCGAGGGTAAATGGAAGCCTGGTGACAAACCAGTCCAGCCAGCCGGCATGCAAACCCTTACCGTCAATGGCATCACCGATATTTGGCCAAGCTGGTTTAATAGTAAGAATAACGGCATGCAAAAAGAGTCCATCAAGTTCAACAAGTTTACCAAAAAGAAAGCTACCGACTGTACTCTCTCTAGCCTCGTCGTTGAAGTTGAAATCAGCTACACCATTGATCCAATTTCCAAGAACAAAGCTTACGCCACCGATCCTAACGGTTACGATCCAAACACTGAAGACGACTGTTCTTATACTCCACCTTCCGTCTCCTTCAATACTCATAGTATCACCGCGTCTGGCGCTCTCAAATTCACTGTCACTCCAGGCTCAGCCGGTCTCAGTCGCTACACGCTTTCCGTTGATGGCACAGTGGTTAAATCCGGTTCCGTCAGCTCTGGCCTCAATGATCCAAACTATAGCTTCACCGGCTCTGAGTCGACTATCACCGTCACCGTCACTGATAGCCAAGGTTACGAAGCCACCGACACAATTACAGGTCCTTAGTTAAAACTAAAGACTTCGCCGAAATATAATCGATATATGATATATACTTTCAAATAATCTTCTCGGCAAAAAAGAAGGGAATCACTCCCTTCTTTTTCTATATCAATCAAAAATCTCACTAATATCATCACTGCCGTTCGCCTAAAATCACTCCCTTCTTTTTTTGGGTCTCTCTATAATATGGTAAAATAAACCTATGAAATTATCCGAAGAATTAGCCTGGCGCGGTTTTGTCGCCGAAAATACCATCAAAAACCCTGAAGAACTTGATAATCGCAAGGTCAAGAAATTCTATTGGGGTGCCGACCCATCCGCTGATTCTCTAACCATCGGCAATCTTGCCTCTCTCATGATGTGTGCTTGTTTTGTCCGCCACGGCTACCAGCCATATCTCCTCGTTGGTGGCGCCACTGGTCAAATCGGTGACCCAAAAGAAAATGGTGAACGTGATCTCAAAACTATAAACGAAGTCGAACATAACAAGGCCTGCATCAAAAAACAAATCGAATCCGTCATTAGTCTGGATGGCGCCGCCAACACTCTCGGTGATGGCGATCCAACCAATGATCACTATGAACTCACCATGGTCGACAACTACGACTGGTTCAAAAACATCAACTATCTCGACTTCCTTCGTACTGTCGGAAAAACATTTTCTATGACCCAGCTTCTCGACCGCAAATTTATCCAAAATCGCATCGGTGAAGGTGGTTCTGGTATCTCTTATGCTGAATTTTCTTACACTCTTATCCAGGGATATGACTTCCTCCACCTCTATCGCACCTATGGCGTCGATCTTCAACTTTGTGGCGCCGACCAGTTTGGCAACTCTTCCACCGGTGTTCACCTCATCAAGCGCCTAGAAAACGGTAGCGCTGATGTTTGGTCCACTCCACTCATTATCGACCCGGTCACTGGTCGCAAGTTTGGTAAATCCGAAGGAAACGCCGTCTGGCTCGCTAGCTCCGATAATGGCTCCGGTAACTTCACTTCAATCTTTGATTTCTATCAATTCTGGCTCAACCAAGCTGACGAATCTGTCGAATATCTCATCAAAATCTATTCCGTTCTCGATAAAGAAACTATTGATAAAATCCTCGAGGAACATCGTGCACATCCTGAGCAGCGCCTTGCTCAAAAAGCTCTCGCAAAAAGTGTCACCGAGATTGTGCATGGCAAAAATTCTGCCGCCGCTGCTATTCTTCTCACCGACCTTCTCTTTGGTGACCGTCGTATCGAAACTCTTTCTGAATCCGACATTGAATCTATTGCCCTTCTCCTCCCAACGATCAGACTTTCCGAAAAAGCTGGCAAAATCTCCCTCATCGATGCACTTGTCGAAACTTCTCTCTGTTCTTCACGTTCTGAGGCTAAGCAATTAATTTCCGGCAACGCCATTTCCGTCAATGGTGAAAAAGTCACCGATGTGTCACACGAAATTAATGCGCTCGCTGTCTTGAAGCGTGGTAAAAATAAATTCGCACTAGTTAAATAATCGCCTCACATATATCCAAGAATTATTTGTTGAGATACACGACTCTGATTTTTCCGATCTCCATTAATTTCAATAATCATCGCGTCTTATGCTTGAAAAAACTTTGACTTCAGCTATACTTGTAACTAAGAGAGCGAGGTAAGGTTTTCTATTCTTCTGTAGAGAGAAAGATCGCAATTTATTGCCGGTCAAAATAATTAATTCTAAAAAAGGACAAATATGGCAAAAGAACCAAAAGACACCAAAGAAACTACTGTACAAGATGGCAAATCTGAAGCATTGAAACTCGCCATCGCTCAAATCACCAAGCAATTCGGCGACGGCTCCATTATGAAGCTCGGCGAAAACCACAACGTCAATATTGAACTCATTCCGTCAGGATCACTCTCCCTCGACCTCGCCCTTGGTGGCGGCTATCCTAAGGGTCGCATTATCGAGATTTATGGACCTGAATCTTCCGGTAAGACTACTCTAGCACTTCACGCTATTGCTGAGGTCCAAAAAACTGGTGGTCAGGCTGCTTTCATCGATGCTGAGCACGCCCTCGATCCTTCCTATGCTGAAAAAATCGGCGTCCAGATCGACAACCTACTAATCTCTCAGCCAGACAATGGTGAGCAAGCTCTCGAAATCTGTGAGACTCTCGTCCGCTCAAACGCTGTTGACCTCATCGTCGTTGACTCAGTTGCCGCCCTCACTCCAAAGGCCGAAATCGACGGTGATATGGGTGATGCCCAGATGGGGCTTCAAGCTCGTCTTATGTCTCAGGCCATGCGCAAGCTTACTGCCATCATTTCCAAGTCTAAAGCAACCGTTATCTTCATCAATCAGATTCGTATGAAACTCGGCGTCATGTTTGGAAACCCTGAAACCACTACTGGTGGTAATGCGCTAAAATTCTACGCCTCAGTTCGTGTTGATATCCGTCGCATCGGCCAGATCAAGAACGGCGAAGATATTATTGGTAACCGCACCAAAATCAAGGTTGTTAAGAACAAAATTGCTGCTCCATTCCGCACTGCTGAGTTTGATATCATGTATAACGAAGGTATCTCCAAAGTTGGTGATGTGCTCGATCTTGCTGTCCAATATGGCGTACTCGACAAGGCAGGTGCTTTCTTGAAATATAATGGCGAAACCATTGGCCAGGGCCGTGAAGCCGTTAAGCGCGTCTTTAAAGAAAATCCTGAACTCTTTGCTGAGATTGAAGAAAAAGTTCGCACCAAGGCCGAAGCTAGCCAGAAATAGCCAGAAATAGCCAGAAATAATATTAAATGACCTCTAAATCTGGAACGATCAAAAATTAAATAATTCTAAATAATCCTAAAAACCTAAATAAGGCTGATGTAAGAAATATGCCAACAATTACCAGTCTTCGCGGCGCCATGCGCGATGCAAACCGAGTCAATATCTTTCTTGATGGTAAATTCAGCTTTTCACTCACCATCTCTGAACTAGCTGACGCCAAACTCAGCCAAGGTCAAACACTGTCGGACGCCGAGATCGAAAAACTTAAATCTCAGTCAGGTACTGGCAAACTCTATCAGCAAACTCTTGAGTATTGTTTTTCGAGGCCTCACTCCAAAAAAGAAGTTATCGACTTTCTCGAACGCAAAAGACAGCGTCGCGAGCTAGCCTGGAAGCGTTTCGAGTCTCATCTCCAGAAACTAGAAACCGACGCTGCCTATGCTGAGAAAGTTAAGCAGATTCGCCAAACCACCAGGGAAAAGAACCAAAAAATCCGCGAAACTGATTTTACAGAAAATAACACTTATGAATATCGCGGCTCCGCCAAAACCAATCTCCCATCAAAGCCTTCGGACCGCATCACGGACGATATGATCGAGCAGGTCATCTCCCGCCTCGAAGCTCAAAAAGTCATCGATGATGCCTACTTCACGCGCTTCTATATTGAGAATCGCCATCAGTCGAAAGGTATCAGTCAGCGCCGTCTTATTCAAGAATTGAAGCAGAAAGGGATTTCTGATGATCTCATCTCTGACGCCTTGGTTTCAGATACTACCGGCGAACTGGTTCGCGACGAGGTGACAGAGCTTCAAAAAATGCTCAAAAAGCAGCTTCGAAAAACCACCGACCGCCAGAAACTTATCGGTTATCTCGCCCGCCAAGGTTTCTCCTATGATCTCATCAAATCCGAAGTCGACTCTGCTCTAGCTGGTCTCGATTCATCCACTGACGACTATTCTTCAGAAAGCTATTTCTAATAAATATCGCCATTTCTAATAAATATCACCAAATTAATATCGCCAAATCACGTTTTTAAGAATCTCCAGATTCTATTTCCAGATTCTATTCCGTGGTCGAATTCTCGCTATGCGCGATATATTTTCCGTCCTTAAATGGATTCACAAAGTTTGGTACAAAATCAAGACTTCCAGATTTTTTCATCGCCGCATTTTCATCACTCTTAATCACAATCTCGGTGTCATTAATTTCTTGCACTTCCGAACGTCCAATCACGAGTTCCGGATCAATCAAAGCCTTATAGATAGGTCTCTTCACAATCAACTGCATAATCTGGAAATTGTCCGTCACCACGGTAAAATCTTGCACGTGTCCAAGCAGACTCTTCTTTTTGCTCACAACTTTCATGTGGTCTAGCACAAACCCAAGCGCAATAATTTCGTTCAGTTTGATAATATCCCCCTGTTCAACAAACTCTTCATCAGAATCAATAATTATTCCCACCTTGGAAAATTCTCGAATGCTATTAGCATCAAGAAATAGACGTTTGCGTGAGTTTATTACTGCCACCTCAAAGGCCACAATTTTCAAATAATTTGGGTCAACCACTAGCGCCTTCACACGCGCAATTTCTGTCGCCGTATGTAAACTAAGAATAGGGTAATTTAAGAGTCTTGAACCTTCGATTAACATAAGCATATTATACCATAATATAGATCACGAATATAACATAGAATATGAATAGTTAATCTCATCAGAAAAGCTTCTGTAGTCTCGACAATAAAGCACCCACAGGAACCCCAAAGCACCTACAAAATCCCTAAGATCCCCCGCAATGCAAACTCGGTGTCCTCGTGGTTTCGTACCGTAATAGTCTCGATCCCCATCTCCATCACTGGGTAGTCATTGCCACCCGGTTGCGTCATGTCGCCAAAATACAAAATATCTTCCTTCGAGACACCAAGCTCCTCCATCAGATGCTGCATGCCAAATGCCTTATTCATCCCAGGCTTCACTGCATTAATACTGGTTGTCCCGCCAATTTCAAAAGTAAATCCGGGCGCTAGCTCTAAGGCTCGCTCCACAATCTTCTTGCGTTTCTCACAATCTGGGTCCCAAGCGTATTTTTCCTCGGTCCCCGCCGCCTGCCCCAGTGCCGAAAATGTCACCTGAGACAAACGATTCTCAATGATCTCGTCACCAGGTTTCAGTTTATCACTCTCCCAGAAGCCCAACTCCTTCGCCGCCTGCTCAATCGCCCCTGAAATTTGCGTCACCTCAGATTCAGTCAGTGGGAAACTATAAACCAGCTCCCAGTTCCTCTCGTCATATTCCGCCCCATCGTTTTGGTTCGCCATCGGCACGTAGCGATAATACTGCGTCCCCTGCGCCACAAACAAATGAAGATGCATTAATTGCGCCGGTGTTACTTTTGCCACCTCAATCAGCCTATTCACAATCTGAATCAAAAACTGGTCAAACTTCTGTCCCGAAATCGGACAGACTTCAAAATTATTCAAACATTCTGCCAAAATCCACGCCATCTCATCTGGAATCGGCGTCTTTGCCACGTTTAAAGTTTGATCAATATCAAATGCAAGAATCTTTTTCATCTGCCTCCTTTTAGCGTAATCATACCCGACATTGCCGCAAAATTCCATAGTAAATTAACTTTAAAAATAACCATACAATCGTCATAAAAGTAATCATACTGCAGTCACTCTTTTTAAATAACCTCCAGATATCCGCATAAAATGCTATAATAATAACACTTAAAAAACTTACATGGTTGTAAAATAACACACCCCTGTTGGTGTATTTTTCTTATCACGGTCTCACGAAGACCGTTTTTTGTTGTTTCGTGAGGCTATTAAACTCCATTCATCAATTTTTAGGTTTATAGCTTCACGTTGACACCAAAAAGCTAACAGCGGACACTCGTCAGTTCAAACAAGTAAATGAATGGCAGAAAAACAAAAGCAGTTAGGGGTGAAATTTAACTAAAAAGGAGAAAAATATGGTTCGACGCCAAAACAAAAACTACAAAAAAGAAAAAATAAATAACAACCAAATTGAAGGTATGTCTACTATTGAGAGCATTATTACCATCGGATTAGGGGTCTTATTACTATTCATAGGCGGTGGAAGGTATCCAATTATCAATTGGACGAGTTTATACCTAATAGTACTTGGAGTTATTAGTGTAATTAAAAATCTTGGAGAAAGATGGAAAAATGAAAATTGAAGTAAAAGTAATCGATGACGCTATTTCGACTTGCCTACATGAGGAGACTCATATCGATAAGTATGATTTTGGTCATGCAGATCCAATTAAGGGTGATTACGTTGATGACTATCAGGATGTTGAAGTTTGCAACAATTGTGGCGCTTGGCGAACATTTAAGCGTGGCAAATTGATTGAATATCCAGATGGACATAGTAGTGAAGTAGCAGATGACGAAGAAGGAGAATGGCAGGAGCCATTACAATAAAAATGACAGAGACACGATTATCAATAGCTCAATATATCCGAGAAGATGCTGTTAGCGCTCGTCTTAATGACTTACTTGGTAAACGAGCATCACAATTTATAACGAGTTTAGTTGCAGCAGCAAATGCTAATAAACTACTCAATACTTGTAAGCCTGAGAGTGTAGTTTCGGCGGCGCTAATTGCTGCATCAATGGATCTACCTATTAACCAGAACTTAGGTTTTGCTTACCTAATCCCTTATACGCTAAATAGGAATAAGAAGGACGAAGAAACGGTCTGCCAATTTCAAATGGGCTACAAGGGTTTTATTCAACTGGCTCAACGTTCCGGTTTTTACAAAACTATCAATGCCACTGAAATAAAAGAGGGTGAAATTATCAATTTTAACCGTCTAAGCGGCGAGATGGAGTTCAAATGGATAGAAGACTCATCTAAACGAGAAAAAGCTCCCACAATTGGTTTCGTGGCTTATTTCAGACTATTAAATGGCTTCGAGAAGTCGCTCTATATGACGGTCGAAGAACTAAATACACATGCCAAGAAGTATTCTAAAAATTTTGCCAAATACGGCTCGGGGCTTTGGAGTGATGATTTTGACTCGATGGCAAAGAAAACTGTATTGAAGCTTTTGATTAGTAAATTCGGTCCTCTAAATACTCAGCTTCAAAAAGCAATTCAAGAAGATCAGGCTGTTGATGGTGAATACGAAGACAATCCACAACGCAAGCCAGAACTCACAGAGACTCAAGAGGCAGAGATTGTCGAGGAAGTAAGTAGTTTAGCCGATCAACTAGAACAGGAAAATAAAAAATGAACGAAAGAGATATAGCTATGCTCAAAAATTTGCGCGGTACTATTTACCATTCTTATGAATATATGCGTGAAGAAATGAGCGAGTATGTAATTTTCGACAAAGGTAAGCCAGACCAACAAATATTTGATGATACTATCAATGACTTAGCGAGGCTTGGGCAACAAGTTTCAATCTTGATAAAGAAATATGAGAAGAGGACAAAATGAACAACGAGTTAATAGTAAAAATTAACCCAACTGAAATTTTTCAGACACAAAATGAAGGCAAAGACTTTATCGTTAATCCTAATGCTGAAAATGCAATTATTCGCCTCTTGGAAATTCAAGCTGAAGTTAATAATGCGGTTGAATTACTTAAATCAGAGATTGAACGACAAGCATTAGAGTTTAATCCAAATTTTTCAGCCATTAAAGGCGAGAAAATCAAAATTAACTATTCTGCTGCCGGCTCAAAATATAAAGACAATGGCGAAGCCAAGTTTCATAGCTCTAAGTTCTGGAAGAAAAAGACCACGTGGTCAATCGATTCAAAGGCAGTTGATGAACACCGAGCAAAATATTACCGACTACCTGCTGGTATCACAGAAGTAGAACGTAAAAAGACGATCAGAATAAATGTAAGCGAGGCTTCCGATGAATAATGATGGTTTTGGCGCGATTCGTGTTAGCTATTCGATCTTAAATGCTTGGGCGAGTGGAGACATCGATAGGGCTATTGCTCCATATACTGGCGTTAAAGTCGAATCGACTGAAGCGTTGGAGTTTGGTAAGAAGATGCACGGTATTTGGGAACGATACGTCATAAAACATAAAGCAATCCCAAAAATCTTTGGTGGTCGCAAATTGGAAGCGCCAGAAATCGAGTTGGCAACTAAACGAGTCCGCAAATTAACAGATTGGTGTGTAATTTCTGGTGTACTAGATGTTAAAGATGGCACAACCGGAATTGACTGGAAGACAGGCAAAGCTACGGCTTCAGACTATACCAACTCAAAGCAATCAGAAGTCTACCAAGTGCTTTACCCTGAACTTAAGCGGTTTGAGTTCTATTGCAAGAATCAGCACATCCACCATACCGACAAAAATCATATTACCGTCGGCATTGTGTATCTGAATCGTAAAACACTTGAAGATGGCTTGAACTGGATTTTAACAATGGCGGCGGAACTTCGTGAATATTTAATCAATAACGGATATGGCAATAGGTTAGATCAAGGCAAAGGGCTAGAGTAATAATTAAATTTTTAAGGAGAAACTATGAAAAACAACGAAATAAACGATAAATTAAATGAGTTAATAGAAAAATTAATCAAGTCTACAGGTGCTAGAACAATTAAACACAAAGAATTAGAGAATCTTGACTCTGCAACCGAAACAATTAAAGAAAGTGTTTCAAAAGATAAACTTATTGGATATATGATTATTGGATTGACTAATACTGGTGAATCAGTACGGGCTGTAGCAGGCACAGATTTTTCAATCTATGAAATGATGAATCTGCTTTTTGAAATCGTAACAAAAGCAAATATCGATCTCGGCAGAACAATCTTAGAAAAACTTAAATTTAATTTTGAAAAGATAAAATCCTCAAAACCTGAAGATGAAAAAGACAGTGATAATGACTGTGATGATGAAGAAGATGATGATGAGGATGTAAAGAAAGAAATTGCGAAAGAAATCAAAAACGTACTCGCCAAGTGTTTTGATATTGACTTCGAAGATTTCAATAAAAATGAGCAATAGATTAGATCAAGAGCGTGAGGCAGAGCTTCAACCTATCAGGATGAAATCTTGCCAAGAAACTTTAGAAAAGCTTGGATATGAAGTCGAAGTTGCTAACCATACACTTTTAATCATTCACCATCCTAGTGGGATTGATATTCAACTCTTTCCTTACTCAGGGTGGTGGAGCGGTAAAAAGATTGGTAGTAATAGAGGATTTAGAGAGCTACTAAAAAAGCTAAAAGGACTCAAATAAATTGTAATGTGGTGCTGACAAAATACCCCCTTAAGTAAATAGTTAGTTAAATGTCAATACAGACGCAGCCACTACCCCACTAACTTAAAACTAATAACTATTAACTATTGAATTTCTACTATTGTAGATTGTTGGTACAAGGTAATTTATATTATCTCCTCACGTTAGTTTTAAGTTGTTTGTCTCCACTGTAAGATTCAGCGCTATGAGCTGCAGTGGAGACCCATTAACAGGTAACTAACCAAACATATGTGTCATAACTAATAAAAATCTTGCGAGGAGGTAAAGTGGCAAGAAATTATCAGGTGTCCGTTCGGAAAACGAATGGTCTTGAAATATGGTTTGTTAATCCACGTGATATTTATATCAAAGATAAATACGGCTGGCAGAAATTTACTAGATGGGACGTTCGACAGAGGAACTTCTGGACTTATCACTGGCGACCGTTCATGCGCGCACTTCGAGATTACCGCTATCTAGACATAAGTACGATACGTCGTCTTGCCACCCTACACGACATTAGTATTACAACCGGAAACTTACCTGATTGGGTAAGAAAATCCACAGCTAGAATAATTCCAGAGAAAGGTAGAGCGAGGAACAATGAAAGATTTTATGATAAATCAAGATACTAAAGTTACTCTCTATCTTAAAGAGTGTTATGGCTGTGATAGAGCCGGCAAATACACCCCACTTCACCAGTTTATTATCAATAATCAAATTAAATTGACCAACTTCATTGTTAAAAGGATTGAATTGAACCCTACATGGCAACAAGAAGCAAACTCATTTGATATTGAGCTACCCTTAGTGGTTTTTGAGAACGAAGATGGTGAAAGAGAGGCTATTACTTATTCAGAATTTTTAGATAGACAAAATGAAAGAAGTGCCAAACCGAAAAGCTAAGTTAATGGGATCCGTGTCAGTGAGTCGAGCCACTGATGGCACTTCTCCGAGAAGAGAGGTAAAAATGAAACTATCAACGATTAATCAAATAGTAGAGAGAATAATAGCCCTAACCTATTCAGACATCAAGCTTACCCACGAAGATGTACGAGAGGAGACGTTTAAACGATTAGTTAATGAAGCCACAATAGTACTCAAGACTGCCATGATATGTGAGTCTAGTGGAATTGATGAGGCAATGAAGTACTACAACGGCACTCATACAGAGGATGAATATAAAGAGTTCAGAACTAGCGTAGAAAATTCTAATAACATTAGCCTCTGCACAAACTGCTATTGTATGACCCATACGATAGGTAGTAAATGTGGCAAGTGTGGCACTAAAAAGGAAATTTTATGAAAAAGACGCGCACATACGTAAAACCGGCTACTCCGATCAACTACATAATCCGCTATACCGCCCATGACGACACTAAACATAAAATCATGAACTCTAATTTATCAGAAATTAAAAAGACAGAGCGATTTTTAAGAGAAAAAAGAGTGAAAGATATTGATATCGCAGTAACATTGCCACAAAAACCAAAGGGGTCAGAAATGTTTCCCGTGAATTATTAAGGAGAGTTATATGGATGACGACAAAACTAAATACATAGTTATAAACGAGTCAGTAATAGGTTCAATTATTAAAGATATAGTTACATTTTCAATGTTTGCTGGATTACTCCTATTTAATCACTGGCTTTTAGGCGGATCTACGGTCGTAGATGTTATGTTTATTATCTTAACTCTAGGATTTCTCGCCGGGAAACATAGCAAAACTCGTTTTGAGGGGACAAAAGAAGAAGTAATTAAATATTTAAGTGAGGAAAAATAATGGACAGACTAATGGAACTTTACAGTATGGAAAAACCGCCAATGTTTGAGACAATAACTAAAGGCAAGCACTCCGGCTATGAATTCTTTATTGTGTGGTGTGCTAGCCACCCAAACGCCTATATTAGAATTCCGAAAAGCCACCCATATTACAAAAAAGACCACCTCGAAATAGACGATAAATGCCTAGTCTACGGGGGGTTTACCTTTAGTGGCGAAGACCTAGACAAGAGATTCAGATTGCCGGAGGGATGGTACTTAGGATGGGATTACGCTCACTGCACGGATTTTATAAATCTCTCTGGACATTTCATGGATGGTCGTAAGTGGAGAGTAGAAGACATTGAAAAAGGCTGCAAAGAGGTAATTGACAAAATAATAAAGGAAGCTAAATGACATACACAGGACATAAAACTAGGACAATGCCGGATGGGCAAAATATCGTTGATTACATTATGCCGACACTTATTCAAGAGAGTAGTCTTTTTGGTAATGCTCCAATATCAATCCCGTCAAGGGAACAAATAGCATTAGTAATTAGAGCCATGAGAATGCACCCATTACTAGAGTATGCTTCAAAGTATGATTATTCAGAATTATTGAAGCCTGATGAGGTTACTAGGTTCTTCCCAACAATCTCTAGTATCGGTAGGTTTTTTAGAGACGCTCCACAGGGGGTCTTAGATGGTTCTGAAGAATAAGGAGAAATAAGAAAGGATAATTAAAATGACTAAAATGTTAAAAATTACACAGCCATTAAACCATATTCATGAGTATTCAAGACATGGCTATAGAGAGTTAAATATAGAAAAAGAAAAATGGGAGAGAATGTCATCTGATGAACAGAATGAGTTTTTGACTCATGTGCAAATGTAGTAATGAATGAAATCCAAATTACAAGCTTTGATCCAGATGAAGATCGTCCTACTATAGAAGAGGAGTAATAGCAATGCGTGAATTAAAGTTCAGAGCGTGGTATAAACCAGAAAAGAAAATGATTTATAACATCCAAAATGAGTTTGAAGAAAGAATCGAACTTGGCATGGACTGCTTTTCTGATTATTTAAAAAATGATGATTTTATTGTCAATCAATTCACAGGTCGTACCGACAAAGAGGGTAAAGAAATCTATGAAGATGATATCTTACTCATTATTGGTCAGGGCTATTTTAGAGTAACGTGGGATAGAGATAACTGTAAGTTTTATTTACTTCCGTTAGAAGATTATCTAGATGAGATGTCTCTCGATAGGAGCTGGGAGGTAGATTATGAAGTTGAAGGTAATATTTACGAGAATAAAGACCTACTTGATTATATTGAGAAAGATCAGAGGGAATGAAAAAGAGTAAGAGTAAAAAGGTGGTAAAATCTACTGTCAAGCCAACCACAAAGAGCGGGCATAAACTAACGCCACAACAGGAGCTATTCTGTCAGCTTTATGCTGGTGATAGAGAATTTTTTGGCAATGGCGTTCAGTCATATATTGAGGCTTATAATGTTGACACCAGTAAACCTGGTTGGTATAGGACAGCGAAAGCGGGTGCATGCGAGAACCTGACAAAACCTTACATTCTCGAAAGAATAGATGAAATTTTTGAAGCCCATGGATTAAACGATCAGTTCGTGGACAAACAACTCGAGAAGCTCATCGTACAGGATGCTGATTTTAGTGCTAAGATGAAAGCAATTGCTGAATATAACAAGTTAAAAGCTCGTATTACCGAGAAGCGTGATATTACATCCGGTGGTGAGAAGATAGAAATACCAGTAGCGCTGGTGGAGTTTGTGGATGGTGATAGCAAAAACACTCGTAAAGCTACCAAGTGAGTTTAAGCCGCTTTTTGATAGTTGGTGGCGACATGCTGTTATTGAGGGTGGACGTTATTCCCTAAAGAGCCATACCGTGGCTCGGTTTTTACTACTAACGGCTCGTTCAAAGCGAGTGCGTATTGCTTGCTTACGTCAGTTTCAGAAAAATATAGCAGATAGCTCATATCAACTTCTGATTGACTTAATCCAACAATATGGCTTTTCAGAGTTTGTTTGGACAAATGATACTATTACGAACACCAATACTGGCTCAACTTTCATTTTTAAGGGTTTGGATCGCAATGTAGAAACCACCATCAAATCGCTCGAAGGTATTGATATAGCGTGGATTGATGAAGCTCAAACCATTACCCTTAAATCAATTCGTATTCTTAATCCAACTATTCGCAAGCCTGGTAGTAAAATTATTTGGACACTAAACCGCCTCACCGACCTTGACCCTGTGATTTCTTATTTTATTACGAACCCTCCACGTAAAGATGTCTGGCATTTAGAAGTGGACTATCGAATTGCGCAGAAAAACGGCTGGCTTTCCAATGAAATTCTTTACGAAATAGAGCAAGCCAGAATCAATCATCCAGAAGATTATGCTCACGATTATTTAGGTAAGGCGCTCGCTATTTCAGATAAAAATATCATCCAGACCGCTCAAGTAATTGAGGCTATGGGGAGAGAGGTTGACGACGAAGGAGCAATTGAGGTCGGGGTGGATGTGGCTCGTCTTGGTGGAGACCGGACAGTGTTTGTGAAGAGAAAAGGATTAAAAGAAATTGGACGAGCCTCGTTTACTAAAAAACGTACAACCGAGGTTTGTGATCTACTAGTCAATTTTATTGGTGCGGACAAAGATGTCCTAATCAAAATCGATGATACTGGTGTTGGTGGCGGCGTTACGGATGAAATGATTGCAAGAGGCTACAATATTATTCCAATCAATTTCGGAGCCAAAGCTTCAAACTCAGACAAATATCCGAACCTTATTTCCGAGGCGTGGTTTTATTTACAATCTATTATCGATAATATCAGTATTGCCAACGACAAAGATTTATTGGTCGAACTATCAAATCGTGAATGGAAGATGGACAGTAAAGGGCGTAGGGGTGTTGAAAGTAAGGATGATTATAAAAAACGGGGTTTCCGCTCACCTGACCTTGCAGATGCTACAATTCTTTGTTTCTATACTCCACCAGAGCCGCCAAAAATCGAATATGGCGGAATAATCGTTGGCTAGATATAACATTCTACATTATTTAAATTAAGAAAAATGCCTATTTTCTCTCTGTTATTTTATGTATTTTTGCTTCTTATATATTCAACTATATAAGTAAAGATATAACATTATCGCTTTATTCATCTGCCACCCTGTATAGAATCATAATCTATCGCAAGGAAATATTTCATGCTTGATAAATTAAAGAGATTATTTAACGCAAAATCAAAATCAGCATTATATGATACTAGCTCTCATCCTGCTGGTTATTATCGCCCAATGCCACTAGCTTATAGTTTTTATAAGGGTAATAGCTATGACAATACCTACCCATCAATCAAAGCGATTGTTAATAAATTCATCGTTATTAGACCATACGCAATAGACGCTAATGGTAAACCAGTCAAAAATAATCCAAACGTCGTAAATGCACTATATCGTCCAAATAAGCAGATGTCTGCAACAGACTTTCGTGAAGCATTGGCAGTCATGGCACTGGTTCACCCAAAAGTATATTTACTTTTGTGGCATTATGAGGGTAATACGGCTTGTGCTGGTGGTGATATCACTGAAAATAATTTTGCTGGTCTGACATTTCTCGAAGGCGTAAGCGAAGTCGTTAGTGGTGGCAAGAAATATTATCAATGTAGTGGTTCAACTTATTCAGAAAATGAAGTTATTGAAATCTATTCAGGCTATGACCCATATAACCTCAGCCGTGGATACGCGCCAAGCAATGCTATTTCTAAATGGGCTAATGTTGACGACTATATCGCTGCCTACCAAGCAGGCTTCTTCGAGAATGGTGCTGTGCCAGCTGGTCAATTTATCGTTACAGCGAAAGATGGGGCGCAGTTTGAAGACATTGTTGCTAAAATGCAAAGTTCACACCGTGGAAGTGGCAGGAATAATAATGTTATCTATTCTCATCGTCCAATTGACCCAGCAACTGGAGCAGCAACATCTGCACAGATTGAATGGGTGCCGTTTTCTCAGTCGAACAAAGATATGTCGCTTGATTCAGTCTTCAAGCAAGCAAATGATAAGATTGATAGTGCCTTTGGTGTACCGGCAAGTATTCGTGGCGTAAATGATAATAATACTTACGCTTCAGTCCGTGTAGATGAGCAAATTTTCATTAAATACACTGTAGAGCCATTTGCGACAAAGATTTATTCCAGACTCACTCATGAACTTAATCGAGTTACTGGCGGTCTTGGCTATGCCATCACGTTTGATCTAGATATTCCCGGTATTGCTGATGAAGAGAAGATTGATGCTGAACGAAAAATGACTGAGTTTAATTTAATTAATCAAGCAGTAATGAATGGCTACTCACTCGATTCAGTAGTTGACGCATTTAATCTATCTAAAGGCTACAAACTACTTAAACAAGGCTATGTAAAGCCAGTTATTGTGAATGATAAACCAGAAGTGGACGAAGGTGATGAAGTAGAAGACGCTCCTGATTCGACACAGTCTAATGATGCGGATAAAAATAAAGCTATTGATGTCAATCAAGAAAAACATCACGATCACTGTACTTGTAGTCATAAGGCTCATACCCCAACCAAGCAGGAACAGAAGTTTATTGATGACGTTTCGTCTGTTTTGAGAGACCAGATGAACCGTCAGATTGAACGTGCGATTGAGAATAATGAGCTTAATAAAGACGTAAATGATATTGATGAGGAAGAAGCAAATAAAACTGCACAGGAAATTCTAGCGTTCATTATTGCTTACATGCTAGTAAGGGGTCAAACAACCTACACAGAGGGTATTGCATTGCTTAAAGCAAATAATATTCCGATTGACGCTACTTCTGAATTTATCGTATCAACTTTAACTCGTGCTGATTACCAAGCATATTTAGTGAATGTAGCAAAATCTTACTCTAAAGAAACTGCAGAAAGCATTCGTAATGTTTTGGCTCAAGGTCAGGAAATGGGGCTAAATAAAGAAGAACTAGCTACTAGATTACGAGAGATTATGAATACTGACGAATGGAGAGTGCAGAGGTTAGCGCGCACCGAAGAACATCGTTCTGCTGGTAAAGCTAGTGTAGATGCAATGATACAGCTAATGCATGAGACTGGTGCAAAAATCTATAAGACATGGCATACAACCTCCGCACATCCATGTGAGTTTTGCCAGGCTATGGAAGGAAAGGAAGTGTTGGTGGACGAACCATTCTTGCGAGAGAACGAGAGTATTCTTGGAGTTGACGGTGGTATATTTAATAATAACTTCGTAGATGTTGACAGCGCTGGCTTACACCCGAACTGTCATTGTCGAATGAAAATGAGAGCAACATTGTAATGAAAATCAAATGCCCGCACTGTGATAGATATTTATTTGAAACAGATAGTACATTGATTGTACAAAATGTAAAATGTTCATATTGTAAGAAACGTTTCAATCTCAAGGTTGTAACACCTCAATCATCCGAAGCTGATATTAGACTTAAAGTAGATTAAAGAATTGGAGGTTCACTCCAAGTATATTTAGCTAGACAGAAATTATATTTGTCTTTAGGATGTAGTTTGTTTTGGCAATCTTTGAACGGAATTGGCATCTTCTCTTCTGCATCTTTAATTTTAATCTTTTCGCCATACCTAGATCTACAAATTTCACAGCAACTATTACTAGATACATATAGATAATCTTGCCCAGGATTATTTAGCATAATCATGAGCTTACAATAAGCAATATTATTTTCGACATTAGACTCTAACAGCGATCTAGGATCTCTCCCACAGTCATTTTCATATATCGCAACCAAATGTTCCAGTCGCTCTACTGCTTTTACCATCCTTAATGGATCATTTGATAGGGTATCCGGAAATCTTCGCATTATATCCCATATCACATCGCGAGAAGCCGGTTCGACCGGAAAAGATTTGCGCCGACTTTCCAAAATATTTCTTGCAAATTCAACAGTTATATCGAAGTCCGGCATATTAAGCATACGAGAAAAACAATCCGCCGCGATTGCATCTTGAGGTTTTAATAGATCACTAGCAAACAATCTATTATTAGATCTTACGTAAAATTGATTGCCACACTCTGGACATTTTTTGCCACTGGTAGGTGGCTCATCAAAAATGTGTCCACAATGTGGGCATGCATTGGTATTACGATTTTTATAATCGCCATAAACTGTCGTCAATTCTTTAGTTCTATCTTCAATCAAACTTAAATCATGCCCATCATCTTTATTTAAGTAAGACTCTAACTCTTCAGGAGAGCTAAACGTCATTTTTTCACCAGTAGAAGAAGTGTATCGGATATTATCAATACTAATACCTTCCAGTTTAGACATTTTCTTTAATGTATCTATATTTTCTTCGGAAGCATTATTTTTTACTAAGTATGTTTCGCCAGTTGTTTTAGTTTTTTGTTTAATAGCTATATTTTTATTATAAAATTCTTGTGCTTTTTTCTTAATTTCGTCGAGCAACATAATACCTCCATATGTTACTGCTTATTTTATCACGTTTTACTGCCACCCTATATCTTTACATAATCACTTTTGATGAAGCAGATGTCCATATGGATGCAGAATCGCAAATATTAAATTAACTTTAAGGAAAACATGACAATTAAACAGAAAATTGTTTCAGTTACCGGCAAGCTCTCTACTAAGAGTGTTGATGGTGAAAGAAGAATTGTCTTTGTCGCAAGCTCTAATAACGAAGATCGTCATTATGAGCATGTAGATGTAGCAAGTTTACGTCTGCCTCTGAAGGGTGGCGGAGATATCACAGTCTCATCTATTCCAAGCGAAGGCGTAAGTGAAGTTATTGATATTCCTTTAATGTTGAACCACAGCGGTGATGTTCGTGATGTGATTGGCTCCATTCGTGCTGCTTACTTCTCGAATAATGAACTAACATTTGAGGCTGGTATTTCCAAGCGAGAAATCGCCCAAGAAATGCTCACACTGCTTGAAGAAGGTCATCTGTCTAATGCGTTCTCGATCACAATGATTGATTACGATTACAACATTGATTCTGAAACAATCAGCAAGGCTGAAGTGATTGAAGTCTCACTGGTCTATCGTGGATCCAATAAGGAAGCAAGATTACTTGCCATTAAATCTTTACTAGGAGATGAAATGAAGACAAAACAAAACGACAATTTTGGTGATGCTAATGGTGATGGAGAAAACCACACGGTCATTCCTGAAGCCACAGAAGCTAAAGCTCCTGAAACATCAGAAGCCCCCGAAACAGTTGACGAAACTCCTACTGGAGAAACAGAAGCTCCTAAGGCTCCTGATAATTCAGAGGAAGAAGCCGCTAACGAGTCAGAGGGTGAAACTCAAGAAGTACTCGAAACTAATAATACTGAAGAAAAGGAAGAAACTATGAACAACAAAGAAATTGCAAAAGATGCAGTTGTGGAAAAAGGTGTCATGCCTAACCAGCCAGCCTCTGCAAATAACTATCTCAAAACAAAAGCTGCACTTGTAGACTTTAAGAATATCGTTCTTAAAAACCACCGTGGCTCTAATGAACAGATCATGCGTGAATGGAATGAAAACCTTAAATCTAAAGGTGTAACCGGTGATGCTATCATGCCATCCCAGATTGAAAATATCTTCTTCAAGGCATGGGTCGATAATCCTGGTATTTTGGCAACTTTCCGTACAGTAGGAGTTAAAAGTGCTGCCGTTTACGCAATTGGTACTAGTGATACCGCTAATGGACACAAAAAAGGCGATGCAAAAGCTGACCAGTCTCTGACCAACGTTCGTCGTGATCTTAAAGGTCTTGGTATCTACAAAAAGCTTCCAATCGACTTGCAAGACCTCTACGATGATGAAACTGGTGAATTGCTTGCCTTCCGTGTTGAAGAATTAGCTGCACGTGTCGCTAACGCTATTGCAGTCGGTGCTTTAATCGGTCAAGGAACTGGTGATAAGGCTACCCTACAAGGTACTCGTGGTCTTTATCCAATGCTTGCCGACATCAATGCAACTAGTGGTTATGGTTCAAATGTTGCTACCAAAGTTACAGGTGAAACTGGTGAGGGTAGCTATGAATTGGCAGTCCGTGCCGTTGGCGCCGTCAAGGACGAGAAAAACGCCGGTAAAATCTTGGTTGTACCAACTGGATTTACTACCGAACTTAAATTAGCTAAAGGTTCTGACGGACACTTGATGTTCCCAGCAGGCTCTAACTTTGCTAATTTACTTGACGTAAAGCAGATCTTTGAAATTGACGAGCTTGTCGGTAAAGACGTTAAGGCTATTGCATACGCCAACCAAAGCTACGTTTTAATTGGTGAACCTACCGCAACCGTACGTACTGATTTCGATACCAATAAAAACCAAGACGTCATGCTTACTGAGCGTTATGTCGGTGGTTCTGCACAAGGCTACAAGACTGTTGCCGGCGCATTTGCACATGCTTAATTAACTAAACTAAGGAATAAAGGACGATCAGATGAATAATTACCAACCTGTGTTATCACAAGATGAAGTAGTCGCTCTGCTTGGTCGTCCTCTTTCTGAGGTTGAAGCTAAGAACTTTAATATTTACTTTGAAATCGCTGAACTAAAACTAAAGGATATACTTTGCTTGCCTAATCTTCCAAACCTAATTCCTGCCGACCTCAAAATGCTTCTAGCTAAAATGTTTGGCAGCATTAAAGCGACGCAGGATTTTGAGCATAATAATGGAATCGAGTCAAAACGAGTAGAAGATTTTTCTATCAACTATACAGCTGACAAGAAAAGTCCGATGAGTTTAGTTTTATCTAATGAAAGTGCAACGCTATTAAAGTACAGCCAGTGTTCGAGCGGCATTATGCACGGAAAGACGATGTTATGACCGTGTTTGATATGTTTGTTGAGGTACCCTTTGAATATCTAACAATTAGTCGAGGTGAGGTTTATGGCAACCGAATTATAGGTCAAAAAACCCTTCGAGGTATCGTTAAGATTAAAGAAGGTATGGTCTCGCAGGGCAACCAAGAGACACGGAAATCAAATAACACTGTTCATGTCCATCCAGAAGATTTTACTGGTTTAACTTGCGAGCAAATTATCGGCAACGGTATTCGCTATAACAATATTGATTATTCGATTGTTGGTGCAACTGAAGGGCGTAATTTCGACACTAATGAGGTTGAACACTTAATCTTAACACTTGAGAGGGCTGAATATGCCGGTGATAATTAGAACCAATACGAAGCTTTTCGAGCGAGTCGAACGAGAGAACTGGAGAAATGGTTTGCGTGCTATGGGCGATAGAATCCTGATGGATGCTATTGCATTAGCTCCAGAATTAACCGGTGATCTAAAAAGCGATGGACGAGTCGAAGTTGTGTCTGATTCCGAAGTACATGTTAAGTTCGGGGATGCTAGGGTGCCATATGCCAGACGTCGACACTTTGAGAATAAGAAAAATCCTCATACTAAGTATTATCTGCAAAAAGCTGGTGATAATGTTGTTGCTAAGCTTGGCTTCAAGGAGTTTTTGAAATGATCGTATTATCATTACTTAAATTCCTCGAAGATAACGGTCTAGGTAAAATTGATCAGGATTTATTCTGGGAGAAAATTGGCTTAGGCAAAAATGGTATCTACATTGCCAGCGTCGGAGTGTCTCAAGATAGGGGCATGCGTAATCGTCAAGATTACATCTTTTATTCGAGAGGCAAAACCGACATCGAAAGCTACCAGAAGCTCGAAAAAATAAGAAAGTTCCTAAATAACTCATACGATATCTGTACACTCCCACCAGTACCGCCAGTGTTTAGTCGGGAGTATCATAATGTAACTATTATGCCACCATCATCCATTACTAATGTAGGATTAGATACTAATGGACGAATGGTCTGGTCGTTTACTGGCACGATCTATTACTAATAACCATAAAGGAGAATATATATGGACGAAACACTCATGGCTGGTAAATGGGAGATGAGCATTGGAAATACCCTTATTCCAGCAAAATGTCTTGGCGATATTACGCCAAACTATGCTGAAGGTACAGTAGAAGCAAAAACTCAAGCTGGCACCCGTAAGCAACCATCAGGTAAAGCAGAAACAGCAGAATTAACCTTTACCGTTTATCTGCCAAACTTGGATTACCTAAAAGTCTTATGGGCAGACGCATATCAAAAACCTACTGCTGAAGCTCAAAAAACTGGTGCAATTGTATTCGGTAGTAACAACTGCAGTATGCGTAAAGCATTACCTATCAATATCCATCCAGTCTGCGAAAAAACTGACGATAATGATATTCACATTTTTGCAGGGCTTGTAAATATGACATTTAATCCGACACTATCTACGACAGACGCAGTATCTATTGAAGCAACCCTACAAATGCAACCAACTGATAACGGTTACTTCCGTGTTGGCACCGGTGATTTAGCTAAGCCATCTAAATGGGATGTAACTGCACAGAAGACTATTCCAGTTACTGAACGTTAATAAAGTCTTAATGACTAAAATAAGCTCTCATAAGGAGCTTATTTTTATAGATGCCATTTATGTTTTTTGGAGAAGGTAAAGTAAATTACAGGAATATAGGCAAAAATACCACCAAATAAAAGCCATAAGATAATTGAATGCTCGACTGGATAAGTTTTTGGACTATTTTTCTTCTTATTTTTTTCGTTGTTTTGAATAACAGTCCATGCTCCAACGAATGTACCCATATCCATAATACTTCAATTATAACATATTTTCAGAAAAGCACAAGTTTTTATTGCCACCCTGTATAAACCCATAATACTAAGCATAAAAAGGATTTTAATTGCAATGTCAGTATCTATTTCAACATCAGTATATACAAAACAAATCACTGCCGAGATTGATGGCGTAGAGTTTAAAGTTACGCCAATGTCTTCAGCTCAAACATTATCTTACGTCGATTTATGCGACGAATTAAAAGAAGCACGAAACACTAATGACTTAACGAGAGTTAAAGAGGCTATTAAGAATTTGAGCGACATTCTTTACAGCGTGTTTGATAAGCCGGATGAAGCTCGCAAAGTACTTGCGAAAGTGCCAATTGAGGGCATTCTCGAAATCTATCAAAAGATTGTAGGTGAAAAACCTGATAATCAGGAGTAAATATGGCAAATCTGCTTGATTTAATGACTCCAGAAGACCGTGAAGCGGTAGAAGTAGCTTTTAAGAAGCGAATGTCTGGAGACAACACATTCCGCAAGGGTAAAGTATCTAGAGTAGCATATTTGCTTGCTGAACTCGGCATGCTTTATGGCTGGGAAGCGATCGTTGCAGCAAAACGTGGCTATATCGAAACTTTTGATGAGCATACTGGTAAAAAGCAGAAGATGCCATTATCTATGGAAGAGCTATCAGCCTTAGTGGATGCTGGGCAGAAGGTTAAACATAGTGATTATGTGAACTATGCAAGAATTGTTTGCGTCGGTACTGGCAGTGCCTTCAGCAAAAATCCTAACGAGACCCTTCGTGATGGGATGAAACCTTTTATTGATGGAGTGAATAAATAATGAGTACCAGCAGTACTGTAGTCGGTGAAATTGAATATCGAGTCAAAATTGATACTAAAGATTTTAAGTCCGAGATTTCTCATGTCGAAAAAACGATGAAGACTGAACTGGGTTCTGCTGGTGATAAAAGTGGTAAAGATTCAGGTGAAAAAGCTAGTCATGGCTTTGGAGAGAAATTCAAAAATGGTCTAAAAAACATTGGTAATGGCTTTTTGGCTGGCATGGGTGGATTTATGGGGCAAAAACTCATGTCTGGTTTCCAATCAGCGTTTTCTAGTCTCACAAACATTTTTAAATCATCAATCTCTTCGTTTAGTGATTATGAACAACTTACTGGCGGCGTAGAAACTTTATTTAAGGATTCTCAAAATCAAGTATTCCAATATGCAGACAATGCTTATAAAACTGCTGGACTTTCTGCCAATCAATACATGGAAACCGTAACTGGTTTTTCAGCCTCACTGCTTCAGGGCTTAAAAGGTGATACTGCCGCAGCGGCTAGATATGCAGACATGGCAGTAACAGATATGTCTGATAACGCCAATAAGATGGGTACTGATATGGGGTTAATCCAAACCGCCTATCAAGGCTTTGCTAAGCAAAACTACACCATGCTTGATAACCTTAAACTTGGCTATGGTGGTACTAAAACTGAGATGGAGCGTTTACTCAAGGATGCCGAAAAGCTACCACAAGCAATGGGCAAGAAATTCGATATTAGCAACTACCAAGATATTATTGAAGCGATTCATTTAGTTCAAGAGAATACCGGAATTGCGGGTACAACACAAAAGGAAGCTGCCGAAACCATCAGCGGAAGTATAGGAATGCTTAAAGGCGCGTGGAGCAACCTTGTTACAGGACTTGCTGATGACACTCAAGATTTTGGTAAGTTGCTAAATAACGTCGTTGAATCAGTCGAGGCAGTAGGTAAAAATTTATTGCCAACAATTGAAGTTGCTTTGGGAGGCATGGTTCAACTTATTCAGAATGTCGCACCACTTATCATCGCAGAAATTCCGAAACTAGTTAGTCAGCTATTGCCACCAGTGCTTGAGGCAATAATCAGCATTGTAATGTCGATCGTGGAAATATTGCCGGGGCTTATTGAACAATTATTTAATGCTTTAGTAGAGGTTTTACCTAAACTAATTGATGCAATAGTTACTATTTTACCTAGCTTAATAGACGCTATCACTAATTTAGTTATTACTATTGTTACGAAACTTACGGAACCAGCAACGCTTACTATGCTACTAAACGGTGCGGTAAAACTATTTATGGCGATTATTGAAGCATTACCACAAATCCTTACTGCTTTAACTAATGCGTTGCCACAGATAATCACAAATATAATCGCGTTCTTAATTGACCCGAATACAATTGCACAATTATTATCAGCAGCGATAATCTTATTCATGGCGCTTGTGCGTGCAGTGCCTATGATTTTTGGGGCATTGATCGCTACTTTAGGTGGCTTATTTGCAGAGGTTTGGAAACGGGTAAGCGAGATGTTTGGTCAAGGTGGTGAGAAGATTGGGCAAGCGTTTTCTAATGCATTTAAGACTGCAATAAATAACATACTTGGAGTAGTAGAAAATACAGTTAATTTCTTCGTAGATATGATCAACGGTGTTATTGGGATCATCAATGCTATTCCAGGTGTCAATCTCGGTAAGCTAGATAGACTTAAAATCCCACGTTTAGCTTCTGGTGGTATCGTGCCAGCAACGGCTGGCGGTAAAATCATCATGGCAGGCGAAGCTGGTGAGGACGAATGGGTAGTACCTGAATCCAAGATGGCAAGTTTGATAGAAAAATTAGGTGCTGGTAATGGAAATGGCGGTGGCGAAACATTTAACTTCACATTTAATGGTGTTGTTGGTACCAAGAGCGAGCTGAGACAATGCGCCATTACTTTCCATGATGCTTATGAAGAAGTAAAGAAAGCGAGGATGGCAGCATGAGTTTAGTCCTTACAATCATAGATGATAATACGAGTATCACCTATACACTGTTGCCATCACCGTTTAATAAGAATCGAGAAATCGGTAAAAGCGAAGTTTTAGTTGCAAGTGGTGATATTTACACTGACTATGTATATAAGAAATTTACATTTGAATACGAATGGGACTTCTTATCAGCGGAAGAATATGCCGTCCTAGAGGGCTTCTTCAATCGTCAATATGAACTACATAAATATCCTCGCATTTCTATTCCTGAACTCGGTGTTGATAATATGGTGGCAAGAATGGAGCTAAGCGATCAATCAATCATCAATAATTGTGGAATGGTGGAAAATGTAAAAGTATCATTCAGGGAATCGACACAATTATGATTACCGTCTCAGATAAATTCCATCAACTAGCAGCAGCTTCAGTTAGACCGCTGGATTGGGATGTGGCAATTTCGTTCACTAAGAAAAGAAATACTGGGATCAAGTGGTTTACACTTGGTCAATCAGCATTAGATGGTGCTGATCTTCTTGGATCGAGCGACCAAAATCCAATTCAGTTATGGGATGCTTACGATTATATGTTTTTAAAAGAGCGACTCGTGTCTATGAACTTCTCACGCTCTGTGGAGTTTCCGTACAATATTCAGAGTTGTATTGCTGATTTTGAGTTGAATAATTACGATAAACGCTTCAGCTTCAGCGAAGATGGAAGTATCTCACCAATAGGTAAATATATCTTGCCAAAACGACCATGCCGGCTCTATATGGGATTTAAAGATGGTGGTTTAGCACCAGTTTTCGTTGGGCTTACTCAAGGTTTACCAACCTATAATGGGAATCTAGACGAAGTTGTAAGTTTTACTGCTATGGATTTCTTGAGTGAAATTGGCGAAATGAGCCTCAAAAATATGGTGATGATGCGAAATGTTCGCACCGACCAAGTAATTGCTACTATCTTAAATCAGTTTGGACTCGATCCCGCAATGTACAAATTATCAGCAGGACTCAACGTCATCCCATTTGTTTATTTCGCGTCTGGCAAAAATGCCGGCAATGCCTTAAAAGAATTAGTTCAAGCTGAAAACGGTGCAATGTGGCTTGATGAACAAGGCATTATCCGTTTTCAGCCAAGAACTTCGATTATCGGTAAGCAACCAGTAATGACATTTAATGCTACAACAATTATTAAAGCCACACCAAGTCGCACCGACAGTATCGTAAACACCGTTAAAGTCAAAAGTGAAATCCGCGCTGTTCAGGCATTTCAGTCTATTTTCACAATGGACAATTCCAACGGATATTCTGGTGAAGCTAAAGAAGATGCCTACCGATTGCCGGCAAACAGCACCAAAGATGTATGGATTTCGTTCGACGATCCAATCTGGCAATGTTCAGCCAATCCAGTCCTAAAAGGCAATTCTGATAATTCAAACTTTACTGCTGTTGATTTATCCGGTAAATCAGTATCCGAGAAAATCACGGCTACTGGCATATTGTTCGCTGATTCAATGAAACTTACATTTGCTAATACTAATAGCTTTCCAGTTTCTGTAAATTTCTTGCAGATTTTTGGCGAGCCAGCCAAGCAAGTTTCTGGTAGTCCAATAGAATATGAAGCTCATGATAGTGAATCTGTCGAGAAATATGGCGTTCAGGCGCTAGAGATTAGCGATAATGATTGCTTTGGTAATTATAAGAATATTGACAATTACGCCACAGATATTCTAAAGAAATATGCTAATTATTCGCCGATTTTAAAGCTTGAGGTCAAAGGCAATCCAGCACTTCAGCTTCAGGATATTGTGTCGGTAGATTTTAAAGAATTTGTTGGAAACTACCAAATTATAGGCATTGAAATGTCGCTTGGCGATTCACAACTAAAAACTACTCTAACGCTCAAGAAAACCACAGTTGTTTCACCATTTATCTTAGATCAATCAGCATTGGACAGTACTGATGTATTAGGGTAGAAAGGAGAGGGTATGACAATTGAAAAAACAGTAAAATATTCAGGCAATGTAGTTACGTCATCTAACGACGGCAAAATGATAATAGATCAGACAGCGGGTGAGATTATTGTGAGGGATGGCAATAACGTTAGGCGTTATTATCTCGGTTCTGAAAAATCACCAACTGGATTCGGTCAATATATATCAAAGCCAAATGTTGATGTGATTACGGAGCTTAATCAATAATGACTCAACCTAGAAATTTTATAATGAGTAGCGATTACCCTATACCGATACTTGCTCTCAGATTATCTACTACTATAAAAGTGCCAGTTGGTCAGTATTGGAATGAAAATAAAAAAATAGTGCCACACAACCTACCATTCACTCCTCTTATTATTGGTCAATGGTCTACTGATGCTAATTTTAATCCAGCATTTGATTTATCGACTCAAATCCCTATTTTTTATGGTAGTAGTCAGCCACCATTTGTGGTCGATATCGGGGCGGACGACCATAATATCTATATAAATTGCTCACATAACAATTCATCTGAGACTATTTTTTACTTCAGACTGACTGGGTTCGTTCCGCCAGATTATGAAGGTAAAGTAGATAATGTAGACGATATCACCAATTTTAGGCTCAATTCTGATTTTAATTACCCTAAGATTCTGGAGCAGAGAAAAATAACAGTCGAAGCTAATACTGATTCAATTATTAATCATAACCTTGGATATATTCCTCAAGCTAGGCTTTGGAAGGTTGGTCAAGTAGGTAATTACTCGCAAGGTTATCATAATTGTGTTATGCCACAGGCTACTACGAGATCTACTAATAATGATGGATATCTAGGCGCGCTAGTCAATGATAAGCAATACATTATATGTAATAAATCAAATAGTTCATCAAGAGAGACTTTTTATTACCATATATATGGAGATGAAATATGACGACTTCGAGAATATCTAATTTTCTGCAGAATAGTGATTTTACGGCTCAAAAGCAGAAAAATAAGATTTATTTTGAATTAAATATTCCAGCAGGAAATTATAAAACTGGTGATTCATGGCAGGTTGCAAAAGATTCCCCACCTGGTGTATTCTTCGAGAATGTAACTATAAAAACAAGTCTGGAAGCAAACTATTTGTCATCAAATTACACGATAATTTTGCCGAATCATGAGGCAGAGATTTTTGTGAGTGTTCACAGGCTAGATACCAATCATTACAGGCTTTTTGCCGTGTTTCAAAGACTTATGACGCCGGAAAATTCAAACCCATACGCACAAATCCCCAATATCAACATACAAGCATGGCTTAATCTGTCCATATCGCCGTTTTAGCTATTCTAAGCCATTTTGAGAGGTTTTTCTTAATAGATGATAAACTTATCATCTAAACTAAAATAACCCCTTTATCGTCTATGATAGAGGGGTAGTTTTTTGATGGTCATTTAAATTTTACTTCTTTTTCTTCAAAAGCTTAAAAATTAATAAAATCTGTGAACCCAAAGTCGCCAAGATACTAGCAAGAGCCGTACCGAAGGCTGTCATATTCTTATCGTTTAAGCTCATAATAGCAAGCACAACTTGTGGCGTGATGGCAGAGCCTAAAAGTAAGAAGTCTCCAATTAAATAAGCAACAATCTTAGTTTTATTGCTGAACTCAAACCCTGATCCAGCCTCTGCGATGGCTTCAGTCGAAGCATTAGCTAGTTTCATATATTCTTCGTTAATTTTATTGATTTGCTCATCAGTGAGTGCAGGTTTCATGAGTTCTGTCTCCTTTTCTTCAACTTTCTGCTTGTCCTTGTTAATATTTTCTGTTTTGTTTTCTTCCATTTGCTTCTCCTTTTCTTGCGTATTTTCCTTAGGCGTTTCTGGGACTGGTTCTGGCTTAGGTGGCTCAACTGGTTGTTCTGATTGCTTCGGTGGTTCAGGTTGCGGTTTACCCACACCTTTATCGACTAGACTCTGAATAACTTTCCAGTCGTAGCCGGCTTGAGTTAAGCGGTTGATTCGGTCCTGTCCATTACCCCACTTGTTCTGCCAGATTTCTGCTGCGATTTCTTCATTGGACTTTAACTGTGGTGGGTTGACCCACTCGACAATTCTTGTAGTATTCATCGTTTCAGTCCAGCCTGCATAAGCAACGCTGTAAATACGAGAGACAGTATCGATAGTAGCGTTTAATTCGCCTTCAAAATAATCGAAAAATGGTTTACGGGTATATGGGCTTGACCAAATCTGAATGCGATTACCGGTACGCTTAGCAATAGCCACATGACCATAGTTCTTATAACCACCAGTCCACCAAATAGGCACAAAACAGCCATCTGGGAGATTACGGTCTTGGTGTTTTGTGTTATTCCAGCTCCATGCAATTTGAGCAGACTCTACAAAAGGAGCCACATTAAATGTCTTCTGTGCTACAGCCAGACACCACAAGAGCCAATCTGTCAGAGGCTTGCCTTGGTGGTAGATAACTAATTTTTTATCATCTAGGTTAGGATATAGTGTTTGTTTCCAGCTCATTTTAACTCCTTAAACATTAAGATTATAAATAGCGTCCCAATAACGATATATGAAATTAATGCCTGAACAAAACATCCGTTCAAGGTTACAAATAGCCAGAATAAGATGTTAAACAACATCAATCCTCCCCAAGTTAAAACTGATAACCAATTCGTCTTTTTCATCGATGAACCCCATCAATAACTACGAACTTCAAAATTGCGCTAAGAACTGCCATCACGATCGCCCAGACAATCTTGGCTTGGTTCTCTTCAAGTTTGTGAAGCCTATTGGATCGGTCTGTGGCTCGTTCTTCTAGAACTGTAACTCGTTGAGAAATTGCATTAAATGTGTCTATTTTGTGATTAACTTCATATAGTTGATCACTGACATTCTTGATGTCCGCTTCCATCTTTCCTAATTTTTGGTATAGAGCCGAATCGTTATTCATATGAATATAGCGTAAGCGATTATAGGGTGGCAATGGTATGATTCCACTACGTAAATTAAAGCCTAACTATTCAAAAGAACCGATAGAGGTTGGTACCTGGATTGATGGTAGGAAAATTTATAGAAAAGTCTATTTTGGAAAAGGGGATGTTCCTAAAGAAGTATCTGTGGCAAATTGTGCAACCGTCATTGATATGAGAATGGTTGTTAAGAACAAAGCAAATAATGGGTCTTGGAGAACTGTACCTTGGCTATATGACACAAGTGATAATAACTGGGTTGCTGGTTTCTATATGGATTCGTTGCGAAAAGTAGTAGTAATGCAACTTAAAAATAACATGGCTAGTGCTTATTGGTGGCACTTAGTCATTGATTATTGTATCGATGTAAGCCCTGAATAGGCTCATTTTATAATTTCAATAGTCATAAAAGTATTTATTTCATTGATATTGCGTGAGTCAAGGTTTTGAAGCCAGAAAAAATCACCGCTAGATACTGGTACTAAAACAGTCGCAAGTGCAGCAGTCCCAAATCCTGACGTCATAGTAGTGATTGTCCTAGTGTGTGGGACTGGTTTTTCTTTCTTCATTAATTCAAACCAGCCATAATTCACTCCATTTTGTTGATAATAAACAGAAGCTGAAACTTTTACATAGCTTATACCTTCGCCAATAACAATTGAGCTATCACTCAGAGATAAACTATCTCCGACCTTGTTTTCTATCTTACTAAGAGGAATCTTCGCTCCAGCCCCAATAGGCTGTTGATATGAATCTCCACTAATTACTGTAATGCATCCACTTTTCAATTTACGTAATGGAATCATACCATTGCCACCCTGTTAAATTACATAATCATGGATATGATAAATAAACTTATTCTTGATCGAGTTGCAATTTGGAAACCAAAATTAAATGATGAGTTTTCCGTTCGTCAATCACCGGCTGGACGAACTTATTTTGAGCATAATATTGCAAAAACTACTCAAGTTCCGACATATCGTTACGCCAAAAATTACACTACTGGAGATAAAAATGTCGTCAAGTTTTGTTTAATGATTTTGACAACTTCAGACTCCGAAAAGATCATTGAAAACTTCTTAGATAACGTTGCTAAACAGATTGATATTGCTTTGGCTCAGCGAGTTGTGATGACTGCAACTGATACTAGCTTTGAGTACACAGATTTTTATTTTAATGAGGAGACAAAATAATGGCAGCAACTTTACCATACCCTAATATGGATTTTACGCCACTCGATGTTCTAACTGCAGCAGAGATGGATCAGATGGTCGCTAACGACAAGTATTTAGCTGATTTTTGTACTGGTTTAGCGAATGGAACTAACCTCGAAAATGGTATGATTCCATTGTCTAAATTAAATAACAAATATAATACCGATGAACAGATTATAGGTATATGGGAAGATGGTAAAACTATCTACCGTAAAGTAGTTAAAGGTACTGGATATATTCCTGCGTCGACAAAGCTAGCTGAGGCGAATATCATTGATACCGTTGTATTTGCTCACTGTGAAGCATTTTCTGACTACAATGAATGGCGCCCAATTCCATGGCTTTATGGGAATAGCGCTAATGGCGTTGATGGGGGATGGCATGGTGGCTTCTCTATTCGTCCAAAACTTGGTGATATCGCTTTTCAAGTCGGTTCAGCTATTAGTAAAACAAAAAAGTGGCATGTAATCGTAGAGTACACAAAAGCACAATAAATTCTTTATTAAAAAATAGATAAATTCCCTTGACTTTATACGCCATGTGGTGTATAACTAAGATAGTGGTAAAGACATTGGCACATTAAAAAATGATAGAAAGGAGGAAGCTATGAGTATTTCATTCAAAATCTCTCGATTAAGACTTGAAATAAAAATTACTTTCGCCCCACGAAGACGAAAGTAATCTAACATAACAACTCCATTCTAGCAAGACATAACTAAATAGTCAAGTCTTTACCACTATTAGGAGGAACATGAATAACGATATTGAATATATTACCATCCCAAAAACTGAATATAATGAACTAAAAGATAAAGCTGATAAATGGGATGAATACACATCTAAGTTGGCTAAGAATCTGCCAAATAAAAGCCTTAGCGCTAAGCAACGTTCTGAAGCAGCTCGAAGAGCTGTGCAGGCTCGTTGGGCTAAAATTAAGGATTGACATATTGTGTAATTTTTATTAAACTCAAGGAAATTGATGTAATGGAGTTTGAGCCTCCTCGTTTAAATTACGAGGGGGCTTTCTCATGGAATAGCCTCACAATCATAAGCGAGGTAAAATGTCGACTAATAACTACTACGTCAGGATGGATAAGAGGACGCTCTCCACCGTTTTTAATGGTGATTTAGTAGCGTGGAGTTGGTATTACTCGCTGAAAGATTATATATCACGATTTAAGCCAGATAAATATGGATATGCAAGGATCTCTAATCGTGTCATACTACAAGATTTTGGACTTGATCGATTTCAATTTTACAGATTAAATCACAAACTTGCAGACTTAGGTTTAATAGCAATTGATGATGTTAAACGAGGTCAGAGGGTCTTTTCGGGGATAAAAATACTTAAAATAATATAAATTAAATTGCAAAAAC